GCAAGATCATCATTGTTACGACAAATAGGTTTACGGAATTAAATTCGTTTACCTCTTCAGATTGTATATCAGAGCCAGACGCTTTATTCAGACGGGCTCATGTTATAAAAATGGCACGAGGAGCTGCTCCTCACGGAAAACACGCTATCGACATGGAATATTTGAAATACGACTATAAGAACTCCAAATCATTTGTTAATTCTTTTTTATATCATAACGCCACCGATTCTTTACCCGCAAAGGCTGAAGGGATGAACACCAAAGACAGTTTAATTTACGCAATGTCAGTTTTGAAACATTTAAGGAAGACGGAGGAAGCCAATAGGAACTCTACCCTCATGACTGAGGCTGAGTTCACTGAGGTGGACGTCATTTTGGAAGATTTTGATAAGAATGGATACGCATCACAAGCAGGATTAGGTGATTATTTCTCCACATTAGGGAGGGATTTCGCCGATTTGATTTCAGGGAATGAATTATTTAACGAATGGATAAACGCAATCAAGAACAAATTTTCAAACATCACGAATTATCTATGCTCATTTTTGTCAGAAATGATGGGCGTGGGACCAACAGACCTATTTGAAGAGCAAAGAAGAATACTAACAGCTAGAGACCCTTACACGGTTTTTAATCTATCTTCTTTCGGAACGACAAACGAGAAAGTTTTGAAGACTTGGCGCAAGCTGTCTTTAAAATATCACCCAGACAAAGCATCTCCCAGTAACAGAGAAATGTACGGAATTTTACAACGGATTTTAAACATGGCAAAAGAGTCCATATTGGCATCAGCTGATTTCCAATACGACTCTACCGCAGACGCGGCTTTTTCGGACGATTCAGGCAAAAGAGCGGCAAAGGCAACCAAGGCCTTTGTCAAGGAGTTGGCTTATATTATAAGTCAAACTCCTTACAGGATTTACGACGCATTTCATACTTTTTATTTCAAAGATAAGGTTGTGTTTTATTACTTAATCTTATACGTCATTTACGTCGTGTACGTTATCGCAACGGTAACAGTACCCAATTTAATCAGTTATTTAAACCCGTCTCCGACGGATTTAGACGACATTTGGAGAAAGCAAACATCAGAACATCAGGAACATTTAGGGACAACAGGAGTTAAGGACATGGTTTTAACAGAGATAACCGTCAACACGGTTAAAAAGAGCATCAGATTTGTATTAGGAACAAGAACGGACGGAACAAAATTTTACTCTCAAGGAGTAGTTGGTGGGCGGTTCATATTATTGAACAGTCACACTAACGCGGATCAGGCATCGATTAACATTTACAACTCACATGAACACTACAGGAACAATCACATTGAACAGGAAGCGGTAACAATAACGAAAGTTAGAGATTACCCATCAGTCGATTTGTGCGTTTACAGACTTGAAAGAGTCATGTTAACGTATAGATCTCCCAAGGTTTTATTCGATCAGAAAGCAGAAATGAAACCATTTATGTATATGGTTGCATAGATGGGTATCATACAAATGGTGTCAAGCAGGCACTTTGAGACGAAAAAGGAAGAGATTTCTTACACGGCTTACGGTGTGCATTACAAACACGCGATTAATTCAGGATTTATGACAACGGTACAAGGCGACGGATTGTGCGGCACTTTGATGGTTAACCCTTCGGGGTCTATCGTTGGGGTGCACGTGGCAGGAGACGGAGTATCAGGCTTTTGCGTTACTCCCAGTTTGGACATGATTGAATCGATTAGATCATTCTTGTGTGCCCCAGGTACACTTGAATTCGACGTCGACGAACGGATAAAGGAAAATTTTTCAGGCGTTCGAGTGCGATATGAGAAAGATCAGATCTTAGTTGCACACGTGGGAGGAGACGTACCTATGGTGCCATCCTTACTACATCGAGATTACAATGACCACACGCGAAAGTTGATTGGAACCGTTCATCATGACGACACCGATAAGTACTCTAGCGTACCCGACAAGACAATAAACAACAGGAAACCACCGAATTTGACAAACAGACCAGCAGAAAAATTGAAAGAGATGTCTTCGAAAGCATTCAAGCTTCAAGGCTTCGTAACGGACACGGAATTGGCTTACATCGACGATTGCATTGATTCTATCATGCCCGAGAGTTTCACGGACATAGATTTTGAAGAGGCAGCTTTCGGAGGAGAATTGGCAGCAATGGCAAGTGACACTTCGAACGGCTACGGCCACGTCAGGGAAAAAGAAATGTTTTTTGATTTTGAGAACAAGAAAATAACGGATTACGGAATGCAGGAATTTTTGGATTTTGAACAACGAATAAACAACGATTGCCCAGAGTTTAAGGACTTTCTTTCAAAGGAAGTTTTTAAAGTTAACGAACTCAGGAATGAAGAAAAAGCTAACAAACCACGGACCATTAGGGTTATGCCCATTACGCATATTTACTGGACAAAGGTTATTTGCGGACAGGCGGCTCTACATTTTAAGAACAACATGCACGAAACAGGAGTTTGTATCGGATTTAATCCCTACAAAGATTTTCACACCTTAGCTTTACGGCTTAAGGGTTTGAATATCGTAGGGGATGCGGACTACGGAGGATGGGACGGAACATTAAACGCAAGAATAATGTTTCGTATTTTTGAGATTTTTGAAAGGAAATATAAAGGAAAACATGCTAAGATTTTGAGATTTTTAGGGACATCAATAGTGCGTTCTATGGTGCTTGTCGCAGATGAACTTTACGCGACGACACATGGAATGCCTTCAGGGACATGGCTGACTTTGCTACTCAACTGCTTAGTTAATAAAGCCATTCAGGCATTAACAATTTTCAGGAACAAAGACAACGCAACAGTACAGGACTTTTTGGACATAACATCTTACGTTACAGGCGACGACGACATTTTCGGAACCCCTCCTCATTTAGAGGAGGTCTTTAATTTACAGACTTTAAAAGCAACGGCAGAATCGTTGGGCATGACATGCACTAACGGAGACAAAACAGAAATTACCACCAAAGGACACGAATTCAGTAGATTAAACTACTTAAAGAGACATTTTAGGTACCACCCAGTTTTGAACAGATACATGGGGTGTCTATCGCTATCCACGATTCTTAATACGTTTCAGTACGTAGATTCCACTAAGGATTATGAGGAAGCAATGCAAGGAAAAATCAACGCAGTTTTGGTAGAAGCCTACGTTCATTCGGAAGCACTCTATTATTTGTTATCGGACTATTTCAAGAAGGAATGCCCTTCTTATCGACAATTGACAATACCCAGGATTCAGAAAATTTTGAGCGACGACGAAGGCTACCAAGAGATTTTGCAGTCCCTTGGTAAGAGCTACGCTAGAGTTTAGTCGCATTTTTACTAACAACTTAAAGAAGAAATGATATCGTTGATAGAGATCTATCGGAGTTTCTCGAATACTCCTTAAAGAATCGTTTTTCTCAAGGGATATATCGGTTATAATGAAGCGTTCACTCTTCAGCCAGAGCCCTTAAGTTAACATCAATAGTGAAATATGCCAGAGTTTAGTATTGCGAAGGCTTAAATCATCAAATACTCAATCAAACAACAACATCGACATGAACTTTAAAAGAATATCAGATACGGATTTTAATTTGACGAAGGAGACGTTGGCGACCACAGTCGCTAGTGTATCCACGAGAGAGATACAAGACATCGAATCAATTTCCAACGATTTGTACACGAAGATTTCAATTCCAAGTGCTTATCGTATGGACGCCAGACCATTCACAGATCGACCGTTTTATGCCGGCACCGTTAGTTTTCCATCGACGGCTGCTCGGTATTCATTTTTGAACTCCCCAATTCAAGAACTCCCGGGCGACGTCATCAGATCAAATGACGCGTTGCTCAACGCTATGAAAATAGCGACATTGTACAGATCGGACTTAGTTTTAAACATTTCAATGGCAGGAACAATCACCCACGCAGGGTGTATTTTGGTCGCGGCTTTACCGCCAACGCTGAGGTACCCCCTTTTGACATCAGGCGCAAACAGAGAGCTAATCAATTCCTTATTGACTTCCCCTCATGCATTTTTGCACGCCAATGAGGCTACGTCAGTCAATCTGACTATCCCATGGTATTGCAACACGGACTTGGCAACTTTAACAATGGACAGCATCGAAAGCACAATTGACTTAAACGGAACAAAAGGCAATTACGCAACTTTGGTTTTTATGGTTTTGAATCCTTTGGCGCCTTCCACCGGCTCATCGACATCATTATCAATTATCATTGAAGCGTGCTTCAAGAATTTGGACATACTCGTACCTTCTCCAAGGTACGTTCAATGGACAGCGCAGACGAAAGAATGCAAAAAGGACGAAATTCCGTCCTTAGTCACCATGACTAAGAGCGGTCTCAAGACAGTGGCAAACGACTTTATTGATTATGGAGTCGGAGCACTCGCCAGTATGGTAGGTCTTCACAACCCAAATCAAGCAGGAATAAATGACAGAATGATTATGACACAGCGCAATTTTCACAACATCGTAGACGGACAACAATTTTTTGAAAAACTCGACCCAAACATGAACTTCAACAGGATTACATCGGAGCCCACTTTCGGCACTAGTGTTGACGAGATGTCCATCTCGCACATCGCGTCGAAACGGCAATTTTTAGGCTCATTTAACGTGAGTATCAACGATTCGGTAGGAAAACTTTATTGGACAAGACCTATCTCTCCTTATCAAGGAGGGATGTATGTTCCTACCACGGAAGCAGGCAACAACTTTTTCTCAAACAATTTGGAGCTCTTGCATACTTTGCATAGAGCATGGAGAGGCGATTTGAAAATAATCGTCCAGGCAGTGATGAACAACAAACAGCAATGTAAATTGAAATTGATAAAGATGTACAACCCACCGGGGAATGCTTTGACAGCATCCCCTGTGTATCAGACAATCGCGAACGCTCCGTCACATTTGATGGAGTTTACGCAAGGCGGACAAGAACACGAGATCGTTTTACCATTTTTGGCAAGGAATGAGGTGCTTCCATGTTCTGAGGATCAGAACGTAGAGGCATTTCTGCATGGACTTTATTACATTTATTTGGCCCAGCCGCTAGCGAATAGCGACGGTTCTCCTACCACCATAACATTTAATGTGTTCATGGCAGGAGAGCCCAACCTTTCGTTTTACGGTTACTCAACAAGATCAATCGAAAATATATTACCGTTCTTCCCGGACGTTAATTTGCCCCCGACAACTTTCCAAGCCCAATCAGGCGATGGAGACCCGATAAGAGTTATGAACGAACCACAGAAACAGGACAACAAAGCGGACGCCGACTACAAAGAACGCGCCCTCGATCACATGGACAGGCTCATGCCTAATTTTGACG